GAGACAGCTATCTTTGATAGAGATGAACTCAGAAGATTTGAAGCTTATGTTTCAGCTAACTATGAATCTTTCTATGACAACAAGGCTACTTACGAGGTGAAAAAAGATGGAGAAAAATTCCTGGTCACTTTATTTGAGAATCCTGTTATAACAATGGAAGATATTTTGCTTGACATTCGAGATTGATTCTGTTATACTCTGTATCACAATGAGTAACCAAACATATCAAGCCCTCTATCTCCAATTGAACAGATGGTTTGGTGCAGCTAATGCTGTAGCTTTTAGGGTAGCTACTCACAACCCTTCCAACTTCACAACAAAGCTATAAAAGGAGGAAACGCATATGGCTATATTAGAAGGAACTGCGTACTGGGCAAGTATAACTACACCCAATACGACTTTTGAACCAGTGTATACTGTCAACCTAGTGGTTGATAATGAGACTGCAAATGACTTTGCATCTCGTGGACACACTGTAAAGCAGATGGATGAAGGTCCTGCTTTAATTATGAAACGAAAGGTAAATGGTCCGAAAGGAATGGTAAGACCTGCACCTAGATTGTTTGATAAGGACAAGCAAGAAGTCAGCACTGCTGTTGGTAACGGCTCTCAAGTGAGAGTTCAATTCAATGAGTACGATTGGGAGTACGCTGGTAAGCAAGGGAAAGGTCTCGACTTACAAGCTGTTCAAATTGTTAATCTTGTTGAATACAAGAACGGTGATGGTGATGAATTCTTTTCTGATGGAGAGGAATTTTAATGATTATCACTATTAAAAATGATGACGGAGAAACAAACTTCGACATCAATAATATTGCAGATGAACAGAAGAAGCAGGAAGCTACTGTGATTGTGCAAAAGGTTGGCAACCTTCAGGTTGTTATTGAAGCCTTAGACTTTGCAAGTCGAACCCATAGAGCTAACTTGGAAGAGTTGCTTAAGGATAGAGACGAAGCTATAGTCGAGCCTGAAAGGGCTAGGGATGAAGAAGGTAAGTTTGTAGCAGACGACCCTGAAACACCCGACACTAATGAAGCTTGGGTTGGTGGTAAAAAACCTGCCAAGTAATTTAAAACCGGCTAGGTGTAAAAGCCTAGCCACTTTTCTAAAGGAGATAGAATGCAAGAACAAAGTAAATTTGTACGACATAAGTTACCCTGCCCTTCATGTGGTGGCTCTGACCCTGTGTCTATGAATGAGGATAAGTCTGCTCATTGCTTTAGCTGTGAGACACACTTTCCTAATTATGTGGATGCGTGTGATGGAAAAATTGTGGATACTACACCTAAACCTAAAGTCACTACCTCTTTCTTAAACAGTTATACTGGTAGCTTTGGTCCTTTAACAGACCGAGATATATCAGAAGAGACTGCTAAGAAATATAGTGTTAGAAGGATTGTTAGTTCAACCAATCAGATATCACAACACATCTATCCTTTCTTTAACGGTAACGAAGTTGTCGGTACTAAGACACGCTTTATTGAAAATAAAAACTTTGCTTTCTCAGGAACATATGAAGGCACTGGTTTATTCGGTGAGCAACTGTTTAGAAATACTGGTGGTAAGTATCTAACTATTACAGAAGGTGAATGTGATGCTATGGCTGCATATGAATTGATGCAATCCAAGTGGGCATGTGTATCACTAAAGCGAGGTGCTTCGGGTGCTGTTAAAGATATTCGAGAAAGCATTGAGTTTGTTGAATCATTTGATAATGTAGTGTTATGTTTTGATAATGATAAGGCAGGTAGAGAAGCAGCTCGTAATGTTGCACGCATATTAAAACCCGGCAAAGCTAAGGTAATGACATTGCCTAATGGTTATAAGGATGCAAACGATATGCTCAAGCAACGTAAGTTTCAAGAGTTTATGTCCTCATGGTGGGAAGCTAAAACTTATACACCGTCAGGCATCATGGAACTTTCTTCTCAAAGAAACGATTGGTTACATAGAGAAGTTAAAGAAAGTATTGCTTATCCTTGGGAAGGTCTCAACAAAAAAAACTGTATGGTCTGAGGAAAGGTGAGCTTGTAACTCTCACAGGTGGGACAGGACTTGGTAAGTCTTCAGTAACTAGAGAGCTTGAACATTGGCTAATCAAGAACACCGAAGACAACGTAGGTATTGTAGCTCTTGAAGAGAACTGGTTGAGAACTGCTGATGGTATTATATCCATTGAAGCGAATGATCGACTGTATCTAACAGAGAAACGAAACAACTACAGTGACGAACAACTCACTGAATTATTTGATAAGGTTATTCCTAATGGTCGTGTTTATATTCATGCTCATTTAGGTGCTACTGATATTGAAGAAATATTTTCTAAGTTAAGATATATTATTGTAGGATGTGAATGTAAATGGGTTGTGGTCGATCACTTGCACATGCTTGTTAATGTACTTGCTGAAGGTGATGAAAGAAGAGGTATCGATTCTTTGATGAATAGATTACGTAGTCTTGTTGAAGAGACAGGGGTAGGCATGATATTAGTATCACACTTGCGTAGAGCATCGGGTGATAAAGGACACGAGCAAGGTATCGAAGTATCGTTATCACACTTGAAAGGCTCTCAAGGAATAGCACAACTATCTGATTGTGTGATTGCATTAGAACGTAATCAACAAGCATCGAATGAAGACGAAGCTAACACCACAAAAGTTCGTGTACTTAAATCAAGATACACAGGTGATACTGGACTGGCATGTAGCTTAAGATATAACAACGACACTGGTAGATTATTTGAAGTATCAGAGGAGGAAACTTTTGACAACACAGAATTCTAAAATTATATTTGATATAGAATGTGATGGGTTAAAACCTACAAAGCTTCATTGTATTGTAGCAAAAGAACTCGATGGAGAAATCCATAAGTTCCCACCTCATAAACTTGACGAAGGTATTGAGTTTTTAAAACAAGCTGATACTTTAGTTGGACATAACATCTTACGATTCGATCTTGATGTTATTAAGAAGCTAACAGGTGTTGATCTTTACCATAAGAAAATTGAAGATACTCTTGTGATGTCTAGATTATTTAAACCTATCCGTGAGAACGGTCATAGTTTAAAGACTTGGGGTTATCGTGTTGGCTTTGCTAAACAAGAACAACCTATAGACTTTGATGAGTACACACCACAGATGCTTGAGTATTGTTGTAATGATGTAAGGTTGAACGAATTAGTTTACCTTGCTTTATTAAAAGAACAGGCAGGTTTTAGTGATCAATCTATTGCTCTTGAACATGCAGTAGCTAAAGTAATATCCGACCAAGAAAACAATGGGTTTGCTTTCAACGAGAAGCAAGCTACCATGTTACTTGCTAAACTTAAAGATAAGATGTACGAAGTTACTGATGAAGTTCAACGTACTTTTAAACCTAGGATGGTTGATGTTAAATGGGTAACACCTAAGTTTAAGAAAGATGGACAGCTATCTAAGTCAGGACTAACTGTTGATGAATACAAACAATGTATTGATACAGGTAACCATAAACCTTTTATGCGACAAGAACTACAAGAGTTTAATCTCGGCAGTCGTAAACAAATAGGTGAGTACTTAATGGAGTTTGGTTGGGAACCTAAACGTTTCACACCAACAGGTCAGCCGATTGTAGATGAAGGGACTCTTAAAAAGATTACCCATATACATGAAGCTAAACTGATTGCAGACTTCTTGTTGTATCAAAAGCGTATTGCTCAGATACAATCTTGGTTAGATGCTTTAGAAGAAGATGGTAGAGTACATGGTTCAGTTATTCCCAACGGAACTATCACTGGTCGTATGTCTCACAACCATCCTAATGTTGCTCAAGTACCGGCTGTTTACAGTCCTTTCGGTCAAGAATGTAGAGCTTGTCGGACTGTAGAAGACGGGAATGTTTTAGTTGGAGTTGATGCTTCAGGACTAGAACTTCGTATGTTAGCACATTACATGAACGATGAGGAGTATATAAATGAAGTTGTCAACGGAGACATACACACGACTAATCAAAACCTTGCAGGGCTTGAATCAAGAGATACAGCAAAGACTTTCATCTATGCCCTTGTCTACGGAGCAGGAGATGAAAAGATTGGAAGCGTGGTTGGAGGTTCAAGAAAGCAGGGCAAAGAACTTAAAGAACGTTTTCTTACCAACTTACCAGCACTTAAAACTCTTAAGGAAAAAGTACAACGAGCAGCTAAACGAGGATTCCTTAAAGGATTAGATGGTCGTAAGATTTATATCCGAAGTGAACATGCTGCTTTAAATAGTTTACTTCAAGGTGG